TGCCATTAGTTTTAAATTTTGGTTTCACCCAAAGGTAAACAAAAAAACTAATCGGCAAAGTTTTCTACACAAAAATTTCTTTCAGTTCAATTATGCAGCTTGTTTTCTCAAGGGTCTTGTCTACCTCCATCTTAATCTTTTGGAAGTATTTGGGGGAGTCATCCTCTAGCCCTCCCCACTTGTTAAAGGCATCCACCACAAACTTTACTGCCATACTGCCATGATGCAGTTATCTAAGTCCATGCGGTAATTGCACCTCAGAGATACCTCTAAGCCCTCGTAGGTGACTTTATCATACTGGTCTAGCTGCTCTAGTATTTGAGCATTCAATTCATCCTTTAGCTTCTTTCTAAAAGTCCAGTGCTTACTGGAGTAGAATTGGTTTAGGCTGGGAATCTTACTCAGTCTGATTTGGATTGTCCCACCCGCAACGCTCCGCAAAGTGTCGGTCAAGTCTTGCGATTTCATCTAGTATATCTTTTTCCTTGAGCTTAGCCTCTTGCCTTGCCTCTTTGGTGTTAGGGCAGTTGGCAAAGTTGCTAGCTGCTTGGGCTAAAAGATAGTCAATCTTCCGCTTCTTGGATTTGTTGGTATAGTATTGCCATTCCATTGGTTGAGGTTTTTGCGGAGCTTGAGTGGTTTTCAAAGTATTTGAAGTATTGAGCTTTAGACCTTAGGTGTTTTAATTCAGTTTGGAGGTGGACAATAGCTTTCTCTATGTCTTCCTCTTTTGGGTTATTGGGCTTATGCCCAGCCCTAAGCAAGTAAGCTATGGCTACTCCTAAGTTGTAACTATCCTCTTGGAAGTCTAGGACTACATCCATTGCCTCTATGCCTTTGTACTTACCCTTGTAATAGTCAGGGGTCTTGCTCATAGTGTTCTCCGTTATTTCCGTTCTGCAAGATAGCACGCATTCTTCTTTCTGCCTCTAGTTCTTCTTCATCAGTGTAATCCTCATAGTCATCCCAGTACAAAAATCTAAACTTGCTTTCCATAGTACTAACTTACTTACTTACTAACTTACTAAGTAATATACTAACTAACTAAGTATATTACTAACTAACCAAACTAAAGTAACTCCACCCCCCTATAATCCCCCCTCCTCTTTTTCTTTGAGTTTAAGGGCATATCTTTACCTTAGGTAGGTGAGTATACCTAAAATGTGTTTGATGCGCTTAGAACGCACCTAAATGCCCTTAAAAGAGTTTATTGACCAGTCCCTTGACCAGCTCTCTGAACAATACCAAGAGGCACAAAATAGCAAGACTCCAACCAATGACTCCCTCCCAGCTCCATTTTTTATTCTTTGGGGCTATGGTGTTTTGAATCTTAATGGTTTCAATACGAATGGTGTCAGGGGGGCATTCAGCTTGCACCATGACCTTCTTACCCTCCAGCCACTTTACCTCTACCTTTACTCGGTCTTGGTAAATGGTCGTGTCCTTTTGAATAGTCAGGGTGTCGTGCAGAACTCTCTCCTTTGTGACTACAACCGTGTCCCTTACAACTACACTCTCTAGGGCTGGTTTCGCACCACCGCATCCACTAACTCCCGCAAGAGTCGCACTCAGGGTTATCAATAGAGCAAGTCGGGTTAACGGGTACATCTTCCAAGTCATTTAGCCAATTTTCAAAGTCGCTCATAAAAGCCAGTTTCAAAGTCGCTCATAAAAGCCAGTCGTATTTTTCATAAACCTTAAACGAAGGGCAAGCCTTAGCAGCAAACTCATTGTGTCCGTGCAAAGTCATATCCCCATACTCTTCACGCAATGCCTTAATCAAATTGACCATTGCCGTTTCTTGTAGCTCAGTCATGGTGTCTTTTGGGGTCTTGCCATCTTTCTCAACCCCTCCGACATAGCAGATGCCTATACTGCCAGTATTCTGCCCACTGGTGTGCGCTCCTACTTTCTCAATAGGTCTGCCTTTGTGAATAGACCCATCCAAGTAAATAACAAAGTGGTAGCCAATATCTGACCACCCCCGCTTCAAGTGCCATTGGCGCATTGTTTCAACGCTAATATCCTGACCTTCCCTTGTAGCTGAGCAATGCAGAATAATCTTATCTAGTGGCCTCATCTACCTTGACCCTTGTAAGGTTTCTTGTAGTTCTTACTCAACTTTGTGCTAGAAGCCTTTTTAGAGTGCTTTCTGCGCTTTTTACTGCTTGAGTGATAGGTTGTATTAGCTTGAAGCTTTGAAGCCATTAGAAACGCTTATTTACGGGCAAACTTATCCAAAGAAGTAAACCCAAAGCAACCAAGAGTCAAAACCAAAACCGCATTTACCAGTGCATCACTTGGGGCAATGTCTTGTGGGCTGAAGGAATTAACTACCAGCATGACCAAAAGAATCAATGCACCCAACAAGCCAATAAAGCGTTTAGAGCTTACGGCATCCCCCTCACTCAATAAGTTTTTAATCCAATTCATTTCAGTTGGTTTTTACGAATCTTAATCTCAAGGTATGTCTTGTAGATAAGGAACGCAGACAAGACAATAGCAAACACGGAAGCAATACCCGACAACAAAGGGTTAATGTCAATGGTCACCCAGCTAATAATTGTTGAGAGGAAGGTAGCCCCTACTGATTCAGTTCGTGTCATTATTCAATATCGCTTGGCGTTGGAAATAACTCAGGTTTCTTGCTCTTGCAAGTTTCTACCCACTCCTCGCGGACTTTCTGCCCACCCATAGCGTGAACTCCCATAGGCGAACACCACACCTCATACGAGGAGAACGAGGTCGTAAGGGGTTCACCCTTCCAAAGAATATCCACACTATACTTGTCGGAATAGGTGGCGGGTGTTGTTTCGTTCCCCTCCTCGTCATAAACGGCGGGAGTGGTTACGAGGTTTCCAAGTTCCACCACCGCTACCACCTTTGAGGCATCCCAAATGGTTTCCCCTTCCTCGTTCGTTACTTGGATTTTATTGGATGCGCTACTCCATTGGCTCGGAGTAAAAGCGTATTTGCGTAGTTTCATCTTCTTATGCGGTTAAGGTTGCAAGGTCTGCGTTTGAAAGGCGGGTCTTGAAAAGTAGGGCTTGGTTTACCTCGCCATTAAAATCAAATCCAGCAGTTTCGCCAAATCTAAATTGCGACAAAGATGAAGGAACTGAACCGCTTGTATCGGAACCCGCTAAAACGCCATCTATATAAATAACAAAATCATTTGCTTTGTACCCTATTGCTATTTTATGTTGTGTATTTAATGCACAAGTAACGGATTGATATACTTGCAAAGCCCCTCCGCTACTAACGACTAAATAAGGAACTTTAGCACCAGACCATTCAAATGTTATTCGGTTGTTGTTTGTTCCATCCGACAATCTCAAAGAAACATTTGGCCCAGTGTTAAAGGGTTTAATATCTAAAAAGATAGTCCCCTCCGTCTGCCCAATCAAAGAAGAAATGCCCGTCTTTGAGGCATAATCGGCCGTGCGCGTGGCGGAGGTTCCATAGGTGGGGATGAGGCTTGTGGGGTAACTTCCAATCTCGCTTTGCATTCCATAAGCCCAAAAACTATCCGTTGATGATGATACAGCAAGTCGTGCAGCAGAACTGCTATCTACCATTCCTATGAAGTGGCTTATTGGCGTTCCAGTAATCGTTTGAACGGAACACCTATACCAACCATTTCCATAGTCCTCAATATCGCTTGTTCCGTTTGTTCCACCTACTACTCCGTTTTGAATATCAAAGTTTGCATAAGTAGCAACACCGCCCATACCTAATTGAATCCATTGGTGAGAATTGTATTTTGCAAATACACTTATTGTGTATGCTCCGTTTGATGCTGAATTAAAGTTTACAACCTTCGTTGCAATAACCGCATCACCAGTTACCAATGTAGCGTTTTGTACTCCCTCTGGGCTTGTAGCGTTGTTGTAAGACACGCTAACATTAGAAATACCGTGTTCCCCTAAATACTCACTATGTTCTATCACATTCGTCCTACTCGGCTCCAACAAAAGCGATGGGCACGAAGCACCCCCCGAAAAGTCAAGGCGGGGCATATCATTGGTGATTCCACTTACTACGCTCGTGGTCGTGGTTTCTACATAATCTTGCGCTACAAGGCCGTAGTTCAGTTGGGCATCTTGAATGTAGATGTAAGAACCTACATCACTATCTGCACTACCCTCACTATCTCTTATTTCAAATTTATAAGATGTTATAGTTGAAACGGGTGCTGCAATCAATGATAATCTATACCAATCATTCCCTACACTTTCGGATTTGACATCTATTTCATTGCTTGTTGATGTTGAACTTCCATCGGATAGGTCAAAAGTCACTATAGAATTAGAACCAGTAGTTACAATGATAAATTTTAAGAAATCAACATTTCCAGCTTTTGCATAAACGGAAAAAGTGTTAACAATATCAGCACCTAAAGAAATGGATTGTTCAATCGTAGACCTTCCCAATACAGTAGATTGTAACTTCCAAGCATCGCTTGAGCCATCATATCCCGCTTGACCACTTGTTACGCTTGAATCAGTAGTTGTCCAAGTGGTGTTGAAGGTGTTGCTCTGCAACAATAGGTTGACTTTGGCTTTCTCAATGTAGCCGTTACTTGCCACCCTCGTGGCCTCAATGTCGCTACCGCGTGAGAAGACTAAATCTCCCGTGCCATCAATCGGCTTGACACTATATACTTTTTGGTCTTTATAGCCACTCGGAATCATTACGAGTGATGCATCATCAAAGAAACTCATCAGTTCAAATTGTTTAATTGTTCAATGAGGCATTGTTCTCCATCTATGGTAGCCCCGTCATTTGTCATGCGTAAAATATATGTGTCCCAAATCTCAGGGTAATTGTCTTCACCCAAGTCTTGAATAGCTGCAACTAAGCAATAATAGCCCTCTAAAGTGCCTCCATCAGCTTCTACTCTATCTCTAAAGTCCTCAGCAATTTTATTGGAAGGAGCAAAGCAAGCTGGGGCAGCAAGGTTCTGAATGGAAAGTGTAGTTTGGTCTACATCCCCCCACCAGCTCTCGCAGTAAATAGCTCCCCAGTCAATTAAATTACTCATCTTTTGCTTCTTTCTTTAGAAATAACTTTAGTTTCAGGATATTGTTATCTTTTGGCCTATACGCCTTTTTACAATACCCAGCTGCTGAAGTACGAGTCTTTGTCAGGGTAGACATCTTCGTTTGTATTTGTATAGTATTCAGGGAACTTCGTAGAGGCGTGAAAGCTCATGTAGTCAATAAACCTCCGTGTGTAGTAGTCGGCAATCTTCTGCTCTTTGGCAATTAGAAAATCTACCTCTTCCTTGTCTACATTGTCTGAATTTTCACTGCTATGCTTGTAAACCCCCTTGTTGGCAATCGTATAAGCTGCGAAGGGCAGATACTCCACCATTGCGAAGTGAATCAGCATGGGCTGAACATAGCTCGTAACCAAAGTAAGGTAGTCCCCACTCAGGCTGCTGGTCAGAATGTCGTTTGAAATCTTGTTATACAACTCAGTACCCAAGAAATTTTGAATGTGTATCTCCTGAGCAATCTTAATAAACTGGATAAACTTATCAGTGTCCACATTACCACTCATGGCGGTATTGCGTACTATATCCTCTCTCTTTACAAATAGTGCGGTTGCCATATCACTTCAGCCAAGCTGGGGGGTTTAAATATCCGTAATCTTGCATATCTCTCGGAGCCATTGCAACTTCCGTAGGGTTGCGCTCAATCCGTGCCTCTGAACGCAAGCTTGGGTCAAGGGCAGTAATCATTCTTTGGGCTTCAGCAACTCCAATACGCTTGTTATTCTTTCTCAAATAAGTTTGGCGTACCCAGTAGTGCTGGCAGAACGGCCCACCCTTATAAAACCAAATATCATAGGTAGCAGACCCATTCGGGCCAAAGCCAGCGTTCACTGCTCCAGCATCCTCAATGTCCTCCTTGCGGTAAACTCTATTGGCTCGCTCCATCATAGAGCAGAAGTCACGGCTCTCACCTTTAGCTTGCCCAGTGCTGGCATATTTGTAGCGCACCTTAATAATGCTAGTGTCTTGCTCAGAGGTCTTTGCTGGGTCTGACTTAATCACACTAGCAAAACTCCAAAGGGCATCATGCACATCCTCACGCTCATAGTCAACGGGTCGCTCATCAATAAGCTCCCACTCGTCATCTATATCCTCACCCATAGCAATTAAGCTCTCTGCAATGCGGATTTTAAGCTCTTCCTCTTGTTTGCTGAAACGCTTTTGGTCTTTGACCTTAACGCCAGTTTCCTCTTCAATCACCTCAGCATCTCCCACCTTCATCTTGCTGAACTCTAGTGGTCGGAGGGTCTTAAAGTATAGGTTGAGTGAAATATCGTTATAGGCCAAAATCTCATTGAGGGCATCAATAATGACCTCTTGCATCGGCTCAATTACCGTGTTCTCAAAAAGAGCTGAGGCAGTTTCTAGCTCATTGGCATTATTACCCAGCCCGCTATTGTCCTTAATGCCCAAAAGCATCGGTGAGGTAACGCGGTGAGCAATCATAAGCTTACGCATTGACTCATCAGCTAAAAACTGGTATTGGTCAGAGGCATCTGAAAGCTGCACTGGCTCAATCGTAGCTGCAAGCTCCTTGTTATCATTAAACGCCAAAATGAAGCGACCAGCATTTGAGCTTCCGCTAAATTTCTCAGCAATGCGAGCCTCAATAAGGTTACGCTCTTCCTCCGTTGGTACTCCGTTATTCATATTCAGGAGCATAGAGGGGGCTAGGCCGTTTTGGATGTTATTGATATGGTAGTTGGCTACTTCCTCTTCCAGTTCGGCATATTGTAGACCTCCCTGATAGTCAACTGGGGAGTAGTAATAGTACCCAGCGCGGTAAGGCTTCACATACAATACCTCAATAGCTTCCTCGCTATATCCGAAAGCTGGAATACGCATCGGTGTTTCTTTCCGTGCAGTTACCTCTTTCCAGTCCTTAGCATAGTAATAAGCCTCTACCTCTCCCTCTTCATTGCATTTCTCAGCCCGTAGGGTTTCAATGGGTAAATGGTCTACTTGAACGATGGTGGTACGGTCTTGAGAATAGATAACCTGAATAGCACACTGGCCCATCATTTTATAGTCGCTCAAAATTCTGCGTAGGCAATTCTTTGAGAAAAGGGCTTTCATCTGAGCATACTCGTCAGGCTTGCGGTGACTATCGGTAGCATCAATACCGCGACCATACAAAAGCTCTACGATGCCATTGATAACGGCATTATTGGTAGCTGACCCGTTATATCGGTCAATGAGGTACTGGAAATAGCTATTGTCCTCCCCATATTCTACCCATTCTTTGCCCTGAACCTCCTTAACGGCTGGGGCAGTATAAGAGCTTAGGTTTACTACTCTGATATTGCTCATAATACTATAAATTCATTGTCGTAACTATTCTCAGTTACATATTCATTCTCATTCACCGTGTACTGCTTTAGGTCGGTTTGTGAAGTGCAATATACACGACCCCGATAAATTACCTGACTACCTAAAACCACTTTAATAACATAAAAAGTAGCCTCATCTACATCATAGGTATAGGCTAGGCTCATATATCCAGCACTCTCAGTCACCGTAGGGCTAATTGTAGCCGTTGTATTGGTGTCTTCATTGGTTAGGTAGATAGTCAGACCATCTAACACATTTAGAGCTGCCTGAACGCAAGAACCTGACTCTAGTATTCCCCCATCCAAAGCTACTCGTTCAAAGTAGAGGTTTAGGTCTTCACTAGAATACACATAAGAGCGAGGCACTATCGTAATGCTCTGCTCCGTAGCTATTGGTTTAAGTATGTGCATATCTTAAATTCTGACTAAATAACTCAGCTTTGTGCTTTTGTTATTTTTTCCAAAGAAAAAGCCCCCCGTTAGGGAGGCTCTTTCAGCAGATATGTTACTTCGCTTAGGAGTTAGTACCCTCAACAATAAC